CTTCTGTAGATTTAACAGAAGTTACTGATAACTCAGCAGACTCTAGTAATTGGTAATAGACTTTAAGAAATTCAGCAAACTTTGGATGTTCGCTAACTATAAATTCAGGTAGTTGACTATTAAGTATTGTTGAAATTTTATCATTAAACTTTGCCATTTGTCATTAGTAACTGGAAGTAGTTGTGTATCCTACACCTGCCTCAGCACTTCCTCCTACAAAACTATCAGCGGTAACTGTTATTCTTGAATTCTCAACATCAATTTCTACAATTTGGTCTCTAACAGGAACAATATCATTAGAACTTGGTGTTACTGTTAATTGAATTATAGTTGAAGTTTTTCCTCCAATATTTGTTATACTAGCAATATTTAAAGAGTCAATTGTAATTGCACCTGAAAGATAATCAATTGTACCTTGTTTTGTATTTAAATAACTTTTTACACCACTAGCCATATAATATAATCTTACATAACCTGCTCCATCATCATCAAAAAAGAATTCGTTATCATTGTCTTTAATTTTAAATCCTGTTGAACTTAATATACCACCTGTACCTGCTAAATGTCCAGAGTGTGGATTATATAATGCATTTCTAAAATAAATATTATATTTAAACTTTGTTAAAATTATTGGTGTAAAATCTTTTCTTATTTTAACAGTTGTTATATTTGATAAAATACTATCATCTGTTTCATCAATTAAACTTGTAACTTTTGAAAATCTGAATACTGAATCAAACTTTTGTAAATTTTCTGTATTATAATTTGCTAGTGTAGTAAAGACATCTGCTTTTATAGTTGAAGCAGTTTTTGCTGTTGCTTTTGCGTCATACTTAATATTTGAAGTAACTAATACGGATGTTGTTTCTGGATCTTTTATAACAGGTCTTACTGAAGCAACATTATAAGGTTTTAATTGAGTTACAATATCTGCTTTCGTTGTATCAGTTAACGTAGAACCTGAACCCGCTTTAATAGAAATATTTACAACACCATATTGTGGAGTTTCATCATCTTCACCACCCCACGCACTTACTGATAATGCATTTGGATAAATTGATTTAACCAACGTTTCATAATCAGTTGCTGTAACTGCTCTATCTTGAGCTGTGTATTGTAGAGGTGCATTAAATTTTATTGATTCATTTGTTTCACCTTCTGACCCTCCTTGAGAATTTGAATCAGTTGTAATAGTAACGTCTGTATAACCACCAATGTTTCCATTTAATGCAAATGTTGAAGCGCCATTTGAATCTGTTCTATTAGTGATAACATATTCCATAATAACTATATTATCATCACTTAATTTTTTACCTGTTACACCATCACCAAAATAAATTTGAAATTTTCCATCAATTGTTTCTTGTATAAAATAAACTTTTGAATCATATGCTACACTATTATAACCACCTGCCAAACTATAAACTGCTTGTGTAGTATCTTGTGAACTATTTTGAACTGTAATTTTTAATGTTGATGTATCTGCTGTATTAGTTGGTATAAGTAATTTTTGGTCTGGATCATTTACGTCATAAAGATATTTAAATGTAACTAACGTTCCTTCATAAAGTGTAACATTTTTAAATTCGTAAATACCATCAACTGGTGTAATTGTTATATCTTCATTTGTTACATATTGATATTCTATTTTATCAACTGTAGTTGAGAACACTGTTCCTTTCTGCATTGTTACAGATGAACCAATTGCGTTATTTAATTTAATATCAATAGACGCTCTAGGTGCTCTAGGTGATGTAGGTGTATAACCTAACATCTTTGCTAATGATACAATATTATTTCTAATATCAGCACTATCCAAATATAATTCGTTAGTTGACATATTAGCAATATATGACAAATAGTGAGTGTTGTAAGATAGTACATCTAATAGAATTGAAAGTCCAGAACCATCAAAGTCATAATCTTGAAATTGTGTTTGACTTTGTAAAAATGTTTTTAGATTTGCTTTGATTGCGTCAAAATCTAATTCTGATATTTGTAATTTATGTTGTGACATCTTATCTTAACCTTTGTAATTGTACATTAACTATTTGTGGAAGCGAAATGCCTATAATATAAAAATGTATATCTACTCGTAATCTATTGCTATCTATATCTTCAGTAATACCTGGATTCATTGATTCAAAAGTTTCATCATTAATTATAATTGAAGTTAAAGAAATTCTTGGTTCATTATTTACCAAAACTTCTTCTATTTTTCTTTTTAAAAATATTGCTGTTAATGGTGTATAATTTTCAAAAAGAAGTTGTCTTACTCCACAACCTAATTCAGGATGGAAGAGTCTTTCATAAAAGTTTGTTTGTACTAAATTTTTTACAGACCTTTTAATTGCTATAACATCTTCAACAGTATTAACATCATTAGTAACTATATTTCTACCAAAATCCAAATCTATATCTTTGAATTTCCTAGATTGTTTAGTACTAGTACTTTTTACACTGGGAGTCCAGTTTCCTAAAAATGCTTGATTTGATTGTGCCATATACAATATTTATACGTCTACCCAGCGAAAACTGTATCTGATCCTTTAGTCATTTGTCCTGCGTCTGTACTATCACCAATTCTTGCAATGGGTAATCCTACTACACTAACTGTTGAAGAACCTACATTAACAACAGCAACGTGTGGAGCGCAAGGAGGTGATGGTGGAAAAGGATGTGATATAGTTTTATCTGTTTTTCTTGCTATTAAAATACTATTTGCGAAAACTGTACTTTGAGTAGGAGTATCTAATATAGTTGTTGAGGCACAAATATGGCCTGTTGCTAATTCATCTCCTTTTCTACTTACTGCTGGCATTACTTTATTTTAATTCTACTGTTCCACCAGCTTCTTCTAATATTTGTTTAAGTTTTTCTGCTTCTTCTTTGTCTAAATCTTCTTTAACTGCTTGAGGTAAGTCTTCTGAAAAGTTTTTAGCTTCAATTAACCCTAATTCTAATATAGGTCTAATTGCTTTAATAATAGGTATCTTTTTACCTGGTGCAAATCCTGTTAAAATCACTTTAACTAAACTTGTTTCTTCTTTTACATCATTTACTGGTGCAGGTGTTGAAGTTAATGCCGCTAAATCCAAATTCCAAACCTTTTCCAACTTTTTAGATAATTCTCCAGCTTCAATAACTGTTAATTTACCTAATTGCTCTACTAAACTATCAATTGAGCTTGCCATCTTTAAAACTCCTATTTTGTAAGTTACCTTTTTTGTTATTATAGGTACAATATCCATTAAATTTAGGATATTTCATTAATAAACTTTTTTTAAATTTCTTAAAACTCATCGCTTGCATAATTTCAGCGGTTCCGTCATCTTTTGTTACTGTATATTCATATCTCATTATTTTTTTTCCGATTGTCCAGGGAAACTTTCATCATTTAATGGTAAAGCGCAATCATCACAACGACAATACTTGCAAATTTCAACATTATTTGCTTCCAACATTTCGTTTTTGGGTTTTCCGCAATGGGATTCTCTTCCACAATTCTGACAATGCATTTTTCCCTCCTTGTTGTCTTATATTTATTAAAAATTACAAGAAACTTGAGCAACTTGTTTTACGATTCGTTCCAAATCATTAACCCAATGGCATTCTTGCAATTTTACGCAAGAAACCAAGAAAATAGAACAAAATATGAACAAAAATGTTACTAACTTGTTGATTTTATTGATTTTTTTTAACATTTTTTGAATTTTTCCCTTGACTTTCCTAAATTTTTAGTGTATATTTAACGTATAAGTTGAAAAGGAGAACATTATGAAAAAACTACTTGAATATTTAACTATCATTTTATCAATAGTAGGTACTTTCTGTTTAATCGGTGCTGTCGGCGCAATTGACGGCGGTTATAACGGAGTTCCAATGAACGATAATTGGTTTTTATGTGGTACTTTGTCATTGTTAGGAATTGCTATGTTTATTTTAGCATTATACTCGCAAACGTTGTATTCTGAACAAGACTAACCACTAGATTTTAATAAATAGCCTATCTCTATTCCTAGCTCACTTGCTTTATCAATAGTTTTAGATGATTTTGAATAGAATCTATCTTTACCATCTGGTGAAAATAGTTCTGCTTCAAGATTAATCGTATTACCATCAATATTTGCAAATACACCTATCGCTGTATCACAATCTCCTTCTATAATCTTAAGCACATTTCTTTCAGCTTTAACACAATTGTGTGTTGCTGTATGATTAACATATCCTAATAACTCAATTATCTCTTCATCATCATTTCTACATTGTAAGGCAATAACACCTTGTCCTGCACACGGTATCATTTCACTAGTAGAAAACGTTTGAGAAATCTTGTTCTCTAAACCTAATGATTGAATTCCTGCATAAGACAAAATTATAGCGTCAAATAAACCATCATTTAGTTTTTTAATTCGTGTATCAACGTTTCCTCTTATCAACTTACATATAAGGTCTTTTCTTATATTCTTTAATTGGAATTCTCTTCTAAATGAAGAAGTACCTATAATTGAATTTGGAGCTAAATCTTTTAAGTGTTTATTATCTCTACTAATTAAAATTTCTCTTGGATCGTTTCTTTCTAAAAAACAATTAGTTAATAAACCTTCTGTTTCTTCCGTTGGCATATCTTTTAATGCGTGAACGGCTATATCTATTTTTTTATCTAATAATTCAACTTCTATCATCTTGGAAAAGAGACCTTTACCTCCAGCTTCAGAAAGTCTTACATCTTTAAGTTGGTCACCCTTGGTTTCAATTTCTTTGATAATTACTTCTTTGTTTAATACTGCTTTAGCTTTTTCAGCATAGATACGTGCTAATTTACTTCCTCTTGATCCTAATGTGAGCGGCATAATCGTCTTGCACCATAAGTTATCATAAAACAAGCACCTGCTCTTTTGAATACTTGATATGTTTCTTCTAAACTACCAGGCGCACCAATACCTAACCATTCTCCAGATGTTTGATATACACCTACAGGTTTCTTTGTAATATTTCTTATTGGTTCAATTAAGTCTAAACTTGTCATACCAGGTTTTACCATTAATTCATCTGCGCCATCATCTGAATATTTTATAGACCTTATAATTGCCTTATGTCTATCGCTAACATCTAATTGATAGGGTCTATGAATACCTTTTGGTATCTTCATTACATCACGCCAACCTCTATAAAATGTTGAACGAAATTTTGTACTATAACTCATTACAGGTATCTGACCATTATTAATTGATTTAATATTCTTAACTGTATTGTCTTGACAATCACTTGGCGCTATTGTAGCACCTGACGCTGTGTAAATCTCTACGGCTGATTGTAGTAATAGGTCATCTGTTTTTTCTTGGTCTCCTGTTACACAACAATGTCCGTCTTGCGTGTAAGAACATAAACATACATCAACATTTAATTTTATAGGTAACGTTGAAAGACTAGCGGCAGTTAAACAAACTTCCTCAAAGTTAAATAACTTTAATTCAGGTATGTAAAATAAAAGAAATTCTTTTACTCCTAAATCAATATCTTTCTTAACACGTTCTTTAACTTCTTTTGCATTAAAGATTTTATTATCTTCTCCTAGTCCAGTTTCTCTTGTAGTATTACTGGCGAATATCGGTTGTATTAATCTCATTTTGCTGACTTTGCTAACCATTGATGGTTTCTTTTATACATTAATGCTGTTCGTTGTTGGTCTTCTTTTGGTGGAACTAATTTAAATTTAGATATACCCATTTTCTCATACATAGGTAAATCAAAATAAAATTCACTCCAATTTATATCATCATTATAAAAAGAACGTTCCATACCTAAATGAATTAAACTACACATAAACTTTCTCTTTTCTTCACGATTGATTTTAGAAGTTGTGCCATAACAAACTTTACTAGGACAATTATAAGAACACTCTATGTTCATAAACAATCTTAACAAATCTTTTCTTTTAATACTTTCTATAAACTTTAAATCATCATTACAATGAATAGGTAAAACAATCGTATCATATAATCCAGTTGCAACTTTCTTTTCATAATGTTCATTGTCTGTAATATCTTGTATACAACTTGCTTCTATTTTATAATCAGGAAAATCATTTCTAATATATTCAGCCAACTTATCAGTTGCTGTAATAACTGCATTTCCTTTTCTATGATATTCTTTTAAAAACGGTTTACTTTCTTTATACTTATCATCTGTTATAAATTTATTCTGTAAAGTAAGTTTCATACCAATACCCTTATCATAAATCCATTTAATATCTAACTCTAACATTTCTGGAGTTTCTGCAGGACGTCCACCATATAAAGGACAATGTTCTTCCGTTTGTCCAAAAACAGAATCTATATCATCATAACCAAATGAAAAATTAGAGTGTTCTTCTGCGTGGCGTATTTGTACATCCAAAAAAGGTTTAATATGCACATCATTTTCTTTTCTTGCTGAACAAGATATTACTCTTCCCATATCGCACCTGGTGGCATAGACATTAATATTGCTTCAGGATTTCCTCCACTTCTCAATCCAAACTTTGTTCCTCTATCATACATTAAATTAAATTCAACGTATCGTCCACGTTTTAATAGTTGTGTATACTTATCTTGCTTCGTATATTTTAAATTCATCTTTGGTGTTATAATCTCTTTAAGTAATTGACAAAAGGTTCTACCAACATCTTTAACAAATTCAAAATGTTTCTTACCATATTTGTAATCAAAGAAGATACCACCTACACCTCTTGTTTCTTCTCTATGGGGTAAATAAAAATACTCATCACACCATTTCTTATATGTTTTGTAATAAAGTTTATTATGTCTATCACATAATTGTTTTAATCTGTAATGCCATAAATTTCTTTCTATATCATCTTTCAAACACGGTGTCATATCTGTACCTCCACCAAACCAACTTTTTTCTGTTTCAATATATCTTGTATTAAAATGTATTGCAGGTACTTTAGGATTCTTTGGATGTAATACTACTGATACTCCTGTTGACCAGAAGTTTCTACTATGTTTTGTACCAGGGATTTCTTTTGCGAAGTCTTTTGGAAACTTACCTACAACATTACTAAAGGTGACACCTCCCTTTTCAATCACGTCACCTTTAATTGTTTTAAAGTTACCAAATTTCCATTTGTTATCTTTAAATTTTGCTTTAGTTTCTAACTCTTCAATAGTCTGACAAATTGATTTTTGCAATTCAATAAACCATTGCAACGCTTCTTGTTTCATTACTTTATTTCAGCGGCTATTCTTGAAGCAAAGCTACTTTCTTCTTTTTTTAATTTTACTTCTTCAAGTGTCTTTGATACATCTTTAGGATGATTAAAGTATAAATTGCCTGATACACTTATTCTTGTTCCTTTTGTTTTAAAAGGAATTACTTGATGTCTTAATTGTGCTGGAAATATCCACATCCCACCCATTTGAGGATTATAACCATATGAGTGTTCTGCCCAAGTTGGATTAGCTTGTTCACCATAATGAAACGTAATACCACCTGGACCAAAACTCTTGCCTTTATAATTTTTTCTTTCTTCTGTTAAGTCTGGCGTATTTAAAAAGATAACCCAAGATAACATTCCTTCGTGTGTATGTTCAGGATTAGCTTCGTTCTCTTTCATATAATTAATCCATAAGTTCATAAGTGTGAATTTTGTTGAAAATCGGTCTTCTGTAAAAGGTTGTCCAATATAGTTCGCTGACGCTTTAACATACTCATTAATGTATCGTTGAAACTCTTTTATAAACCATTTTTTATCTTCTAAAGGAAAACCTCGTTGGTCTTCTATTATCCCTGCTAAGTTTTCATTGACTGAACCTGGTATTAGTTTTTGTCCTCTTTCAGTAAGTCCTTCTAATAACTCTTGATGAGCATAATACATTGCCACATAAGGACCAAAATTTAAATTGCCACCCTTTTGTTCTTCTTCAACAATTAGCGTATCCTCTTTATGTTTACGGTGATTTAAAAAATGTGGATTAAATTTATCGTTATTATCTGTCATATCCAATAATCATATTCATTTGGTTTAGGTTTGTATCCGTCATTATCAAAATGTTTATCTGCCCATATTGAAAAACATAAGACAATCATTGCAAATCCAATTATCAACCAAAGACCCTTTCCTTCTTCCCAATTTGTTAATAAGTACCATAGTACTTGTAGTCCATTCATTTCATCATACATAGTTATTCTTTCCTTATTTTATTTATCATCTCTAAAATGATTTCTTTTTCTTTATCATCAGCGGTCGTGTGTGCATTGATAAATCGTTTATGTTCTTCTGTTGTAATGGTTGCTGTTTTACCATCACGTATTATTATCTTTAGTGCTGTATCCGTTAAATAAAATACTGGTGTCGTGTACTCTACCTCTTCGTGTTTATAAAATTTATAAACATCTGGATCCATAACATAATCATATTTATTCTGTATGGTCGGTGCTGTATCATAATGCAATCCATTTGTATCTATGTTCCAACAATGATGTATAATCGGTGTTGCGTCTATACTTTTATTATAATCATCAACCAACCAACCTGTCATAAACTTCGTACCAAAGTTTTTTGCTTCTACCACCGACATATTCATACACTCACGTGGTTCATAACTAGGACTCGGTCTATGTTCAACTCTTTCTATATACCGTGCATTAGGTCTGTACTTTAGAAAGTGTTGTGTTGCGTTTTTCATACTGTAGTTTATCTTTCAATGCCAATTTAAGTTTCTTCAAGTCTTTTAAATCTCTCCAAGAATCAGATGACCTATCGTTATTGCGTACCTCTTCTTGTAGTCTTGTTTTTCTTTTTAAGTCTTTGTGATTTGCTTTTAATTCCGCCATATAATGTCCTTTCGTCTATATCGTGTAGTCGTGGGTTATAGTCTTTGGGCCAATTCAGATTGAGTGTTAAAGTAGAATCATCTTTGTTAACTATTCTTATTTGGTGTCCTGTGGGTGTTGAGTTATCCCAATAACGTTCATAGTTATTTAAGTTGATAACTTGGTGTCGTAGTTTTTTTGATTTCTGCTTGACCTGGTCAAA